CCCTGAGTGCGGCGAATGGCTGGAGAGTAATGATGATGACTAACCTCCGCGCCTGGTGGTGCTCAAAATCCAAACACCGCCGCCAGAATTGGATGCTTCTGTGTATGGCGCTGTGTTTCGTAGCAAGCGGATTCGTCGAGTCCGGTATCTGGTGGTCGGTGCTGTTGTGCATCGCGCCTGGGGCTGTTGTTTTGTGGTTGGAGTTGAGTGAATGAATAAGTTTACGCCGGGGCCGTGGAATGCCACGAAATTTAATCCAGTAACTGGCGATATTGACGACTGCTATTTGTACGTAGAGCCGGGTATTGCCGTTATCGAGCGCAAGGTAAAAGGCCGTGATCAGCGCGATGCGGCCAACGCCCGCCTAATCGCCGCCGCACCTGATTTGCTTGAGGCACTTTCCGAGATAATCAACGACGGCGGAAAGTTCGTGATGACTCACGAAACTCACCGCAAAGCCCGCGCAGCAATCGCCCGCGCCAGAGGTGAAGCATGAGCACATCCCCAGTTATGACCGTTACAGATGAGCTGCTGGCAGAGCTTGAATCTGGAGTTGACCATTATCATTGCAGCATCCCTGGTGATGTGGTGGCGATGCTTACCGCCGAACTACGCCGCCTGCGCGCAGAGAATGCAGAGCTGGCGCAGTCACTGGCAGAGTCGCGCGCAAACGATCAGGCCGCAATGGGTTGGCTGACCTCTTTGCGCTGGGCGTCTGGCGATCGTGGCGAGCGGATGTTGCCTGAGCTTGTTTCGCATATTGAGGGGTTGGCGAAGGATGCGGGGCGCGGCAACTGGATTATCGAATACATGGCCAGCAGTCGGACGGATTTAGATGATGACATCGCGACATGGTGCTCGGCAGACGAGTCATCAAGTCTCCGCGCGTGCATCGACACAGCAATGGAGAATCATCAATGACACCTAAATTCATGCTCGGAGAAGTAGTTCTTTTGCAGAGTAAAAGCCACCCAGAATGTAATGGCGAGTATTCAGTAACTGGAATACGGCCGCCAAATGGAGAAAGAAAAAACCCTGACAAAATTACAATTTCGACAACCTTTGGCTATACGCTTAGCTGCGACGAACCAAGCAGCACCTCATGCTGGGCGGAATCAACACTGCGCAAAAAACATCATCCAGGCGAACAATCGTTTGCCGACCTGATGGCCAGCCTTAATAGTCCATCTATCGTCAAGGCTCCGCTGTAATGTTCGCCGTCTTCGCCCAATACGGCAAAGGTCTACCAGTGTTCCGAGCCAAGCGCAAAACGCGAGGCGAGGCGCACGAGGTAGCTGCTAGAATGCGCGCGAATGGCATAGACGCTTCAGTCTTTGAGATATACAAGATTATGGAAACCGCACAACATGACACCGCACCACCTAGCCGGCCAGACAGCAAAGATGTTGGGGCTTCCAATTGAACTCGCAAGAAACCGAACCGGGCAACAACAGCGCGCATGGCTTAATGGCTACGCCGCAGCCGACAGCTTACGAGTGGATCAAGCCAGAACACCTTCCGCCAGTAGGCTGCCCGCTCGTAATCTGCGTTGATGGCGCTTCCTTGCGCGCCGAGCGAATCAACCACCTGCAAAGCCGTAGCGGGCAAATGGATTACAGACTAGTGACAGGATGCGTCATCACTGGACGGTATCCGTGGAGTTACCCGTAGCTATGGTGGCGAGTTGTCGTCGTCATCATAGCAGCGTGGATCGTAGTTAATCGCTGTGACGTTGCACCCATTCCCGCTAGGCGAAACCTCGGTGATCAACGCCGGATAGCACCAGCGCACCAACGGCCCGAAGTAGATGTGTGGCGGCTCAATCGTCCACGATAAATCCGGCGTAAAGTCCGGTTGCTCAGCGATCGTAAGCCGATAGTCGTCAATTCGCGTCGCAGTAAACGGGCCGTTTAGCGTGCCATCTGGACGGCGCAACCCAACAACATGCGCTCCACTAGCCGACCAGTCTAGCGGCTCGCTTGAGCGCAAAACGGCGCCAGCACCCATAACGGCGTACTCTTCAAGAATCGCGCTTTGCCCGTACCCTGGCACATCGTCCAGCAACGGCACATACGACAGATAACCGCTGTTCATCGCGTCAAGCTCGGTGTTGAACGTGTAACCCCACCGACGATACCGCTGCGCCCGGCGCTTGCGCATACCGATACGCCATGCGCGGGTTTCATCGGTCACGCCAGCAATGCGCATTTTTTCGACACGTGCCCCAGCGTCACCCGGCAAACGACACTCGACAGTCGTCCACTGGCGGTTCACTGCATCGAAGTATTCAACGTCAACCCCGTCAAAGTCGTCAACGTCAGTGGAAGAAAATTGGCGAACCAGTGGGCTTGTCATATTCTGCGGGCTGTACGCCTGTTCAAAGACCGTGCGCGGCTCGTCACGCACCGGCTTGATCAAACCCCGGTCGATGGTTAACTCGGCAAACCCAGCAGCCAGGGCGTCGTTAATGGCGTCTTTAACGGTGGTCTTGTCGTTGATTGCGTCGTCATAGTAGTCGCCGCGGGCGTCCCAAATATCCCCAAGGCGATGCAGTTCGGCCAAGTTTATGTCGGCGTCCGTGTAGCCAACTGACTTAGCGATATATGCCACCCACGGGGCGATACTGCGGGTTACTACTGGCTCGCTCCAGCTTGTGCCGTTCCAAATTGGCAGCTTTCTGGAAACCTTTGCGCTAACGAGGCTTTCGGTTTGCGCGGCGATGCGGTCTCCACCCTTTACAGTTAGCGCCATAGTCGTCCATGCCGGATATGACGAAGGAGCAGCAATCCGCGCCCTTAGCCCATACCACTGGACGCCGTCCTGCACGTTTGGGTCTGTTGATTTTGCCCCAATTCGACGCGCCCGGAACTCCGGGCGAATATATGAAGGAAGATTCGCTGTCTCCGTGTAGCCGAGCTGGTCTAATGTTTGCCCTGTGTATGCTTTTGAAATAGACGTCCATGCGCCAGCGGTTGCATAGTCCCTATATTGTACTTCAACGGTCACGCTATTTGAAAATATCTCCCCCTTGCGACCGATGATGATTAGCCCGCCGGGAAAGAACACATCCCACTCTATTTTGTTTGTCACCTCGCCGTCGGGGCACGCTACAAACGGCCCGGCCCAACCGCCTTCTGTGCTGCTACCGTCAAGGACAATAGACGCGCTAGATGTTGTAAGCACGCCATATCCGGGCCAGCCAGTATCCGTCGCGCCAGTATCGGTTAAGCGCTCTAGACTTATAGAGCTAGTGCTTGCGGCTGTTATGCGATAGCGCAGCCCATCAAACCCTATGCCCATTTGCTTTGATCCGACTTCTAGTGTCGTTACCGGATCGCCATTGCGCCAATTAAGCGTCATCTGTGTTGGCGTTGCGGTATTTACGATATACAGGCCGGCATTGTCTCCAGTAATTTCAATTACGTCACCAGCAGTTAGTCCAAGCTGTGCAATATCGCCTACTATAATGTCTCGCACACCAACGCCGCCATCTGTAACGGTGTACGGGTAACTAACAACTATGCGCGCAATCATGCCGGCAGCCCAGCCAGCAGGGAATGAGCCGGCGCCGCTAGGGATCGTAACGGTGTAAGCGTTAAACACAAAACTACTGGCCACGGCTGTGGGGTCTACTGGCGACGTAGCAGTAAGCGCAAGGCCGGCAGTCCCTGATGCAGTGCTTCCAACCTCTTGGCAGCCGTGCCACCAAACAGCCTCAGGGCGTCCAGAAACGTCGGCGCCAGGCGGGAATATGTTTAGCTCGGCGTCTGGGCCAAGACTAATAATTGGCGTATCGCCAATCAGCACGCCAGACAGCGGTATTTCATATTCTCCGACGCCCACGTTTAGCATAAGCTCTACAACTTGCTCGCGCGGGCTTTTGAAATATCGGTGCGTCGGCAGCAAGTAATCAGGATAAATTGAGCGCTGCCCTGACACCTCGCGCACAGGACTGTTCAGTTTTGCGCTGTTGCCTTTTATTGATGAGCTTGCCAGTCGCTCGCCGGACTGCTGACCTTTGTCATTGATGGTCGGGATCTTCGGCATAAACAGGCCGGTGATAAACTTGAGCGCCGCCTGTGCTTGTACCGCCAGGAAAACAGTCTCCAGCCCCTTGGCCTGCGGATATATCCGCACGGTGTCTTCTTGCCTGAACACTGTCAGAGACCACTCGCTAGGCGGCACTGCGCAACCGTTAATCGTCACGGTAATTGGCGGCGATTCGCGGCGCTCGAACTTTGTAGCGGTGGCCGATAACCACGCCTCGAC